TAAGAATGCAAACAAACCCAGGAGTAGCACAATTAATAGCTAAGATGATTACATTAGCTGGGGTGGCCTTAGCAGTCGTGCCAGCGTTGACATTAATTCACTCATGGTTAAAACCAATTGAAGAAGGTGGACTTGGAGTAAAAGCAGCCTTAACAGCTGTATCTGAAGTGTTTGGCCGTGTTGGTGTATCAATGCTAGGTGTTGTTGCAACAATAGGTGTTGTTGTCGCAGCGTTCGTGCATTTATATAATACCAACCAGACAACACATGACTTAATGAACTCAATCTGGACTAACATTAAACAATTATTTGTTACGTTTGCACAAATAGCGATGCAAGCTATCAACATGGTTGTATCTGTTTTAGGTTCGCTAGTAAGTGCAGCCGCGCCAGTAATAAACGTGGTATTAAGCATTGTAAATGCATTCTTATCATGGCTTAATCAAACATTACAAAATAACCAATGGTTAAGAACTTTAATAGCAACAGTGTTAGCAGCTGCTGGAGCATTTAGACTTATTGTAACGGTTGTAACAACTGTTAAAGCAGCTATGACAGTGTTGTCAACTGCTGTAAATGCCAGTAAGGTAGCTTTAGTAGCATGGGGAGCAGTTAGCAGCGTGGTAAGTGCTGCTGGTACTGTTATTACTACTGTTTTAGCTGCTGTAAGGGTTGCATTCATGAGTTTACTGGGACCTTGGGGAATTGTTGCAGCTGTAATAATTGGTGGACTAGTAACGCTGTATAATAAATGTGAATGGTTTAGAAATGCTGTTGATGCTGTATTTAAGGCCATTGGTAGTGTATTCAAATGGATTGGTGACAAGATTGGCCAAGCCCTTGAATATGTTGGGCTTAAGTCGAAAGAGTCGAGCCAACAAGTCAGTGAAAGCATGGATCAAATGAAACAGAAAGCCCAGGAAAGTGGTGAAGGAACAGCCGCAGCTGCTGAAGGTGCAGCAAGTAGAATAGCGCAGTCAAGCGCTAGTGCATCAGCTTCACTTGATGGAATGGGTGCATCATTTGCTAATTTAGATGCTAGTGCTATTGCACATTTTACAAGCATCTCTAATTCTATGATGTCACTAACTGGGATAGGTTCAATGGGTGCATTGACTAATATTACTGGAATGGTTATGAACTCTGATATGCAGTTTATGCAAATGTCAAACAGTGCGAACATGAATATGGCAGCGGTGAACACGGCAGCTACAACGAATACAGCGATGGCAGCTGAAAACGTGAACGCTAATTTAAGTAGTATGACTCTTAACTCAAACGCCCAATTAGATGCACTTTCAGCAAATGCAAGCACCCAATTTAGTGCTATTAACAGTGCAGCAAGCACACAAACTGGACTAATGCCTGGAGTGGTTGGAGCTAACATGTCACAAGTAGACATGGCAGCACAAACAAGCTTAAATAACGTAAGCATGACTAACCAAGCAACTTGGGAAAATGTTGCTAATACAGCAAATACAGCAACAACCAACCTGGCCACTGGGGTTGTTGCGAATTTCCAAAACATGCAGTCACAAGTTCAGAGTGCAATGCAAGGTGTAACTAGTGCAGTAGAACAAGGTTGCAGTCAAGTTCAATCATCAACAAGTTCAACATTCAGTTCTGTTGCTAGTAATATTAGTTCTACTATGGCAAGTATTAGTTCAAATATTAGTTCAAGCTTTAGTTCTGTTGCTAGTAACATCAGTTCAACAATGTCAAGCATCAGTTCAAACATTAGTTCAAGCTTTAGTACTATTTCAAGTACAGTACAACAAGCAACTTCTCAAATGGAACAAACGTTACAAAATGCATTCAACAGCATTAACAATGCAACATCTAATAGCATGAGTCAGCTGGAAAACCGAATTAGACAAGCTCAATCAACAGTAGTTAGCACGGTGCAGCAATTAGGAAGTCAAGCAGTAAGTACATTACAGTCTTATTATGGCCAATTTGTAAGTGCTGGTGGTTACTTGATGGATGGGTTCATTGCTGGTATGCAATCAAGGGCTGGTGCAGTAATGGCAACAGCTATGTCAATTGCTAACGCGGCTGCGGCTGCTATTAGAAGTGCTTTAGCTATTCACTCACCATCAAGGGTTGTTGCTAAGATTACCAGATGGGTGCCAATGGGAATGGTTGTTGGTATGAAAGATACAGCGAAAAAAGCTATAAATTATGCTGGTAAGTTAGCTACACAAGTGGCTGACAATATCAATTATGCTGTTTCACCAGCTAACTTGAACAGCGATATTAATAATATTGGTGTGACAAGAAACGATATAATCTCTGGTGAAGTTCGTACTGAATACGACTTTTCTAAACGCCCAATGCAGTTAAACCTTCAGTTAGGTAACAATGCATTTGGTAAGTTCGTAGATGATGTGAACAGCGTTAACAAGCAAAATATCCAGTTAGAAGAAGTATATTCTATTTAGAAAGGTAATTGAAAATATGTATGATTTTACAAAACCAGGAGGAGTAGTCACAACGACTACTCCTTTTAAAACAATATTTAATGGCCAAGCACTAGAAGATGTGATCCCAGGGTTTATAACTCTATCAGTTAAGGGACGTGCTTTAATAGGGCGTGAAATAGAGTCTAACAAAACGCCTGGGGCTGATGGGAAGTATTTAACAGCAAACACATTAGAACCAAGGGAAATAGTAGTTAAATACTTATTAAAAAACACTAGCGCTAATTATAGGGAGAATTTTAATAAATTAAATTTACTATTGCACAAAACAGAAGCTAAACAGCTTAAGTTTACAGATGAACCAGATTATTACTTTAATGCATTCTTTGAAAGCGCTGATGATATAGATGAGATCGATAATAACGTTGTTGCCACTATTTCTTTTTTATGCTTAGATCCTTATAAATATAAGGAAGTTGATAAAGATACTGGTACTAATAGGGTGACTATTACCAAGTTACCTAATAACCCTAATGAATATACACCAGTATTGATAAAAATAGCAACAGCATCAACTGGAGATAAGGTAATTATTAAAAATGAAAACACTACTAAAAAGCTAGTAATTAATCACAAATTTGTTATGGGTGATGTGTTAGAAATAGACTTGAATGCTGATTATTTATTAAAGCTTAATTCTATTAATAAGAGTGAATTAATAGACTTTGTTGAAAGTGACTTTGATTTTACTGTTAAACAAGGTGATGTGATTACAAGCACGAATAGTAAGCTATTAGAAGTGTATACGAAGGAGCGATTATACTAATGACAAAATTATTTTTATTTGATAACAATGAAACCTTAATAGGTGCAGTCGATCCACTAGAAGGAAAAGAAACGAATGAATTAAATAAACTTCACACGTTAGAAGTCGTAGTAAATTATAATGAATTAGTTGATAAAGCTGTATATATTGGCCATAAGGACTATAAACAAAAAGATGTATTCCACTTATATAAAATAGATAGAGTGGATAAGGAAAGTACAACACATGTAAAAATTACAGCAGTACATAAATTTTTCGATGATATGGAAAGCGATGGTTACATTAAAGATTACAGACCGCAAAATAAGGAACTAGTTGGGGTTTTAACTACTATATTAAATGGATCAAGCTGGCAGTTAGGGACTGTTAACGTTCAACGTTTATATTCTGGTAATTTCTATTACGTATCAAGAAAAGAAGCGCTTAGTAAATTGGTTGAAGAAACACAAATCGAAATATCACCAAGATTAGAATTTACTAAAGGTAAAATTACAGCTAGATACCTGGATGTATTCACACGTATGGGGCGTGACAATGGTAAAGTATTCATCCATGGTAAAGACTTGTTAACGGTGCATGAGAAAAACTCAAAAGGTGCTATATATACAGCTATAATTGGTCGTGGTAAGGGTGAAGAAGTAAGGGATGGTGATGGCCAGGGCACTGGTGGTTATGGTCGTAGAATAACATTTAAAGATGTTGTATGGGAAAAAATTGCCGGCAAGCCAGTGGATAAGCCAGCTGGTGAAGAAATGCTAGAGATCCCAGCGCTTACTAAAATTTATGGGTTTGAAAAGGGAACTAAACCAAGGGTTAAGATTGTTGAGTTTCAAGACGAAGAAGATCCAGAACGCTTGATTATGTTATCTTATGAATGGCTTAAAAAGAATAGTAGAGTTCAAGTCGAGTATAAAGCAACAGTGCGAAATGTTGGAGAGTTAGATCTGGGTGATACAGTGGGAGTTTATAACCCAAAACTAGGAATTAAATACAAAACAAGAGTTTTTAAAGTTGTTAGAAACCTTACAGACAATAACTTAACTGAATTTGGTATTGGTGACAAAGTAACAAGTTCACCATTTAGCAGGACTATTGAACTTGCTAAGGATGTTAAGAATTTCCAGGACGATACAATTTATTGGTTAGATAAAATAAGAGAAAGATTATCAGATAAGTTTTTAAACGAAGACGGTTATAACTATGATCTTAAGGCCAATAACAAATATGAATTGCCAGCGGGTTATTATTCATTTGACAAACCAATTGAAGATAACCCAACCAAGGTAGTTTATATGGGTGCTGGTAAGATTGCAATTGCTGATAGCAAGAAACCTACTGGAGAATGGAACTGGAAAACATTTCTGGATGGTAAGGGCGCAACACTAGATTTAATCAATACTGGAATACTGAAAGCTGGACGAATACAAGCGGCTGATGGTAGAAGTTATTGGGACTTAGACACTGGAGATTTCCACCTGGAACAAGGAATTGTTGAAAAGACATTCAAGAATATTGTTGAAGGTAAAGCGCAAGAAATTGTTGATGAAGTTAAAAAAAGTATTCCGAATATGGAAGGAATTAAGGGAAAAGATGCTTATATTCATAAAAAGTACTCTAACAATGCTGATGGTAGTGATATGGGTGATAATTCTAACTCTAAGTATATGGGAATATATACTGGAGATAAGAAAACCCCACCAACAGATCCACGAGAATATAGCTGGACTAAGATAAAAGAAGAAGGAAAACTATATAAAGGATATGCAAACAGCTTAACTGGCTTAGACTTTACAATAGTAGAACCAGAAGATGAAGTGCCATTGTTTGCTAAAAATAGACCGCGTGTAAATATTACTAATGATGATGACATTAGCGATATTTGGCAAGCTAACATGTTTCTTTATTTGAACCCTAATACTAAATATACTCTAACAGCACGAGCAAAAGGGAATAACAATAAATTATGGGCTTATTTCAGAAATACTAAAACAAACAATGAATACAGTTGGGGTCAATTAGAATTTGGGAACACGCTGGAAACTAAGAGTATCACGTTTACAACTGGTAATGAAGATGTTGAAGAAGTATTATTTAAGTTTATCTTAGTGCCAGAAGATGAAGATTGGACTGGAGTACAAGTCGATTGGTTCACAATTTACGAAGGTGAAAAACGATATACAGAATATCCAACTGATGAACCAGCACAATACCATAAATATAGATATTTTGGTTATGTATTTAAAGACGGTGCACCAACAGCTAGTGACTTTGATTGGTTTGATTTACAACAAAAATCAATCACGGGTGACAAATATACTCATTTGGTATATTCAGATAGTGCTGATGGTAGTAACTTTGGTCGTTCACCTAAAAAATATATGGGAATAGCAAGGACTACATCACCAGTACAACCAACTGACAAAACGGCTTATAAATGGGTTAGGGTTCAAGGTGAAGACGGAGTTTCAGCAGCTAACTTTAACTTATTAAGAGATACTCTAATTAAGGATAGTAGTGCATTCACTTTGAATGGTGCAGCACCTACTATTAATAGCAATGATTACAATGGTAAGAATAGTGTTGAAATTAACAACAAAGGTCTAAGAGGTAATGCCTGGAAAGGTATTTCATTTAGAAGTGATAAAAAGATTTTTAGACGTGGTGAGAAAATAGCTATCAGATTGCCAATATATATATTTAATGATGTAACAGTAGATAATGGGATCGCATTAGTTTTAAAATCTCACGTTGGTAATAAACAAATGGCTGGGTTTGACTTAGCAACAAATACACCACGTGACACTTGGGTGGTTAAAGAATTTGTTTAT